TTGCCAAACTTTATAAATAGACCGATTAAAAATTTAGACATGATTTGTTTGTTTTTCTAAACATAGCTAAGATGTCAGTGTTAAACAAGAAATCTTAATTTCATGGAAGATCAAGAGCCTAGCAAAGTCGAAACCATTGTGAAAGTTTGCGTTCTTCTTTGGAGTGCAACGTTATTATCTCTTTCATACTACGAACCGCCATCTGGTAAAAAGATCGTAGACTTTGATCCAACATTTATTGCAAGTATTTTCAGTGCTTCTACTGCGTCACTTGGGTTCTCGATAAAAAAGAAAAAAGATACTATAGTAGATAATAAGAACTCTAAAGTAGGTATCAAATGAAAAAACTATTTGCTTTATTTTTATTCTTACCATCGGCTGCTTTTGCCGAGATAACAGCGAAATATGTGACAGCCGCTTCATTTTCCATTGACTCTCCTTATGTAATTACCAATGCAGCTTCTAACAGCTACAGCATAAGCGGAAATAATATTACCACTTCTACAGGATCTGGGGATAGTGTAGTCACTAATGGAATCGGTGGTCTTAACTTATCAAGTATCACTAACGGTCTTGCTGGAGTAACGGCCACTAATAAAACAGTTACAAATGCTGGTTCAGCATTTTCTCTAAGTGAGTCATATCAAGCTGGTGATGCTACACAAACAGCAATCACTCCATCAAGCGGCATAGCAACATTACCAGTTTTAGGTGGACAGACCACAGTAATTTCTGGGGGGACTCTCGGTTCTGGAAGCGTCAGCAGTTTGTCTAGCGGAATCCACTCATGCAGTGGTGCTTTTGGTTCTGGTACAAGCTGCACTGCCTCCACTACTGTTCAGATTGAAATTGACTAGATTTTGGCTATTATTAATGTTACTACTACCTCTAAGAACCCTTGCCACACCTGTGGTTCCTCAGTTTCGTAGCGGCAGTTCTACTCAATCAAGCACATCACAATCTGTAGTAAATGAGGTTATTTCTTCGCACCAATACAACACAGGATTTTCATATTCCGCAAGTGGTCACAATATTGAATCAGCAGACCTTGATGGTTATATCAACCCTTCGACAGTTACTGGTGAAACTCAAACTCTTAATGGTGTCCAGTTTAGTTGGACAAGCCCAGAGCTTGAGACTGTGCCAAGATGGAAAATAGTAAACGCTGGACAAAGTTTCAGTTTAGTAGAATCGCTGCAAGGTGCTGGCCTTTCCAATGTAACGACAATAAATCGGACTATTACAACTACTTCAACAACAGAAACTCAAAGTATTTTTGGTCAGTAATTTTTGTAATCCTTTGCCCTGCAAGGGTTTTGGCAAATACAACAGTTGCCTCGCCAAATAGCTCTGCTCAAGGGGTAGTCAATAATAACGCAACAATGATAACTCCATCAAGCTTACCTCAGAATCGTTACAGTCAAGGAATTGTTTGCACCTCGCCTAGTTTGACCATAACTCCATATCTTACGGATGCATGGAGTTTTAATAGGCCAATAAAGACAGTTGTAAGACAAAATATATATGATGAAGATACAGGAGAAGTAAAATATGTCCAAGAAACACCAAGATTTGAAAAAGATAATTACAACTTAAATTATGGAATATCGGCTCAATTTAATATTCCTCTAGGTAATGGTGGGAAAATTTGCAAAAAAGCAGCAAGGGTAAATATTGAAGCTCAAGAGTTATTGATAAAAAAAACAAAATTAGAAATGGCTCTGTACAGGCTTGAGGTATGTGGTAAACAGGCCAAGTTAGGAATAGTCCTGACAGGTGAACACGCTGTCACTTGTAAAGATGTAAAGCTTATATCCTTACCAAATCAAGTATTACCTCATACTCACAAAATAAAAACTAAGTAAATTAATCTTTTTTTGAAAAACGCTTGCCTAGATTTTTGATACCAGCCTTCGCAGCCCCTTGTATCAGGGGGACAAGAGCAGCAGACCCACCCGCAACCACACCAATAGCAAAAGTAGAAACAAGAACTTCAGGTGTACCAATAAAAGTCTCTCGAAAGGGTACGTCCTCATAAAGGGTAATGCACTCTGTTTTGTCTGAGGATAGCTTATGGCCGATAACTCTGGAAGTGCGTTTTGAGTTTCTGTAATCTCCAACGGCCTGATCCTTTCTACTAGGACATTCTGGGATCACTAAATCTTCTTTTTTCTTTTCTGTATTATTTACCTTTGGAATGTCTGACTCTGGCATAGGTGGAGCATCATTCGTTATAGGCAAATCTTCCGTAATTACCAACTGATCTGGTCTATAATCGATAGGGTAAAAGCTAGGAAATAAAGACTCACCACACGTAAGGAAAACTCCGTTTGGGTCATCTAGCAATAATTGTGTATTACCAGTGTTTTTTATATCTCTATGCTGATAAGTACAACCTACAATATCTATTTCTAAATTTGTTATCACTGGTAATACAGGATCTGGCTTGTATATCTCAGGAACATAGATCTCTAGTACATTTATTTGTTTGATACCTATTTCTGGTATTTCCATTATTTTTGGGGCTGGATATATTCTGGAATAGTGCCACCTGTCACATCTGGTAAAGCATTGTCTAAAGCCTTTGGTAAGATTCCTTGTACATTGTCCAGAACTTCATTCATAACCCTAGCCTTGAACTGTTCAGAAGTAACAAATCTGAAAGCGTAGTAAGATCCGCCCAACATTGACAAGGTGAGAAATAAAGACAACAATGAAGCTATCTGACAAGCACGAGCAAACATGGTTAAAAATGCAATTTTAAAAGTAATAATTCTAATATATTAGATTGATTATTCCTTTTGGCTTTAGTTGTTTAGATCTACATGCTTGAGTTCTACACGCACCACAACAATATATTTGTCTTTGTTCTTTAGTAAAATACTGTTTTTTACAATTAGGACACATTTTTATTAATGAATTTACATCACCTACTTTTTTATAAATACAACCTTTATAAGTAATAAACTCTTCTATATTATCCATTATTCGTAAACAGCCTTTCCCTTGACTATGGCAGCGTCAATGGCACTAAAATCTTCTGTAGTCCATATAGATGTTGTATTATCTGTCTTTTTATAGCCTTTAATTGTTTCTAAATGATGAACATTCCTCTCAATACGTTCTTTCCATTCATCTTCTGTTTCATAACTATACTTTGAAGTTTCAGTATTGATTAAAGTTACGCTATCAGCAGCAATAGTAAAAATCATTGCTATTTCTTCAGTTGTTCTTTCTTCCATTTTATAAAGCCTCCAATGCTTTAACTTTTGCTGATAGTTCTTGTACAGCTTTGACAAGAATTGGCACTAATTTTCCATAAGATGCCTCTAATCGATCAGGGTTAGAATCTAATACTAATTTTAAATATTCTGTATCAGTTTCTTTTTGTGTTGCCTGTAAATCTTGAGCAATAAAACCTGCTTCAGTTGTACCGTTTTTAGGATTACTAGTAAGATCTCTAGTTTTCCATTCAAACTTAACAGGTTTAAGTTTCGATATAAAATCTAATCCTTCAGGTAAATCAATAATATTAGTTTTATCTCGTCTATCAGATAAAGAACTAATAGTTTGAACATTACAACGTAATGTAGCAATACTACTATTTCCTAAAGTAATTTCATTAGACGCAGTAGTAGCACTTGGAACTGCTTCAAATCCTAGACAGGTGTTGTTAGATCCTGTAGTAAGTGTTGTTTGACCTGCCTTGTGTCCTATACAAGTATTATTAGAGCCAGTACTTAAAGAGACACCTGCTTTCAGTCCAATCAAAGTGGAGTTTACTGTTGAAGTAAATGCTTTTCCAGCCTCTCTTCCAACACAAGTATTAGCTGAACCACCAGCAGCGTTAGCAGCCTTACCTGCCTCTTTTCCTATAAAAACAGAACCAGTAGATCTAACAAGACTATATCCAGCTTGTGTTCCTATACAAACTACATGATCACCATCATTAGCACCAGAAGCACTATGCAGACCTGCTTCATTACCTATAAAGACTGATTCATCACCTAAATAATTATTTCCAGCAGAAACTCCAATAGCTACGTTTTTTGAAGTTGTAGTTAAATCACTTAAACAGGCAGCCCCTATTGCTACGTTATTATCTCCCGTAGTCAATGCTTGCATATTATTACTTCCATATATAATGTTACCCTCTCCGCCTGAAGCTATATTTGCACCTGAATTATTACCAGCAATTAAATTATTTTGTGAATCAGGACTAAGACCACCACCACCACCAGAAGCCGCTGCCCATTTGACGCCTGTGGCTTCACTGCTATCAGCAGTTAAAACATAATCATTTGTTCCAACACTTAAAGCAGTTGGATCTCCAGAACCATCGCCAACTAATATCTGCCCTTTTGTGGCAAGGTCACTATTCATTACTGCACCAGCAGCATCGACATTTGTTGCGTCAGTAACATCAGCACTAGCTTCTATTCCATCAAGTTTTGTATGATCCGCATCAGTAAAATTATTCTGCGTTAATCCTCCATCACCAACAGTATAAGTCGTATTGGTTGGTGTACCCCATGAAGTATTACCATTTGCATCTGTTGTAAGATATTTACCATTTTGTATATCACTTGGAAGTGTAAAAGTATAATTAGCAGCAGCACTATGAGGTGGACCTTTAAAAACTATTCCATGACTATTTTGCTCACAATTTAATACAAACTGCCCTGAACCTTTTGTTGAATTACCTTTGAATGTAACCTTTCCAGATCCATTAGGATCTAATTCAATTGCTCCATTAGAAGTAGATACAATATCCTGACCATTTACATCAAGTGATCCCCCAAGTTGCGGTGAAGTGTCTCCTACAACATCAGTAATGCCTACATTTGCACTAGCAGCAATACCTGATAATTTAGTTTTTTCAGCATCACTAAAGGCGTTTGTGTCGGAGTTTGCTTCATAAGCCGTTTTTATTTCTGCGTTAGTTTGATCAGCAGTTGCATTACTTTCAATTCCATCTAATTTTGAATGATCTGCATCAGTAAAAACATTAGAGTCTGAAGCTGATTCTACAAGTGTCCTAATTTCAGCAGCAGTTTGATCAGCAGTAGCACTTGCTTCAATCCCATCTAATTTTGTTTTTAAAGCATCAGTGAAATTGTTTTGTGTAAGCCCACCATCGCCAACGCTGTAAGTAGTATTAGTATCTGTTGAAGCAATAGTAACTGTATCACTAGTTGCATTAGTTGTAATAGTTACGTTACTACCAGCAGCAAGTGTCAAAGTATCAGTAGCACTATCAGCAACAACATCAGATTGCCCAGATACTGCAACGGTAGAAAAAGCATTTTGATTGGCTTCTCCACTCCCACCACCTGATCCATTTGAGGCTGCTGTTACTCTCCCTTGTGCATCAACAGTAATATTTGAATTTGTATAAGATCCAGCACTTACTGATGTGTTTGCCAGTTTATCAGCTGTAACAGCATCATCAGCTATTTTTGCAGTTGAAATAACACCATTATCAACAGTAAAAGTAGCTCCACTATTACTGACCGTTATATCACCTTTATCTCCGTCTGATACTGAACCTGATGCTCCAGTAGCTCCCTGTGGGCCAGCGGTTGTGATTTCTACTGTCGTTACTTCAGAAACTTGTGAAACTGTGACTGTATTAGGATTGCTCATGTTGTGTACCCTTCACTTATAAATAGTGTACCTTCTAAATAATATTCTTTGTTTCCAGATCCATCTGTTAGTAATACATCATATTTTAAAACATTAGGTGTAAAAGTTGCGGTCACTGTATCTGTTAAATTTATATCAACAATTCCACCAGTTCTATTTGTATAAGTAACTGAAAATGAACCGTAAAGGGTAGATCTAGACTCGTCATATACTTGTGATGCAACAGTATATCCAGTTAAATCAATAGCTGAACCTGTAGAATCTTTAAATGTGAGACGCAAAGGAAAGTCAGCCCTGCGTTGTAAAGTAAAATCTTTTTTTGCAGGAATAATAGCCATTAGATACTAATAGTCTCTTTTATATGTTACCAAAGTACAACAATATTACTAGGCCGCTTCTAAAGCTGCAACTTTGGTTTCTAATGTTTCTATTTTAGCAATCGCTTCTTTTAATGCAGCTGTTAACAAGGGCATAACTTCTGTATATCTAATTCCAAGTCTTTGATCTTCTGTTTCAGCACTTTTATCTAAAACACTTACTGCTTCTGGTAGAACGCTTTGAACATCTTGAGCAATAAAAAATGCGTGTTTTACGTCAGGTTTCCATGTGTAATTACCAATAACAGTTCTTAAAGATTTTACTTTTGTTGTTGCATCTGTTATTTCAACAAGGTTTTCTTTATCCCTTTCATCTGAGGCACTAGTCCAAGAAGTTGCAGCATTGTCAATCTTAACGCCTCCACTTGCTCCAGCAGTTGTGCTTGAATGATGTTGTATAAAGAAATCACTACCACTTTCACCGCAATACATACTGTAGCCCGCAGAACCATCTAACAAGACATAACCACCACCAAAAGCACCACTTGAGACAAAAGATGCTCCTAATAGCCAATTTTGATCTGCTGGATTAAAACTAATATCATCTGAATGTATTCTTCCATATGCAGTAGTTGTTCCCACAAGCAACCTTCCATTCCCGTCAAATCGGATTCGTTCTGTTCCACCTGTTGTAATATTAAGTTCATTTGCACCACTTGAAAAAATTCCAGTATCTAAATCGTCCCTAAAAGTCAAAGCAGGAAGACTTGCAGTTCCATCTTCCATCGTTAAAGTGCCGTCTAATTGCATAAGTGCAATCCAAGCATTATTTGACGAGTTTCTTATTTTTAAAGTACTTGTAGAAGTATCTGCCCAAAATTGATAAGCATAAGTTGTAGATGGGCTAGAAGAATTTGAGTTATTACTTACGATTGCAGCAAGAGCATTATTTAAATCTGTTCTAAATGCCGCACCAGATTGGTTGTCTATTACATAATCATGTGTTGCCATTAGTTAGTCCTTTTATTTAAGTTTATAATACTTGATAACTTAAATATAAACATATTCAACTACTTTTACCAAATCCAATAGCTGTATATTTAAAACTTAAATCTTTGAAATTATTACTTCCATCTTTTGTTTCAATTACAAACTGACTACCTGTTACAGATGTTACGTTAAAATAATCACCTGAAACAGCCCCATCTAAAGTAATCCCTACACTAGGAATAAAAGCTGTAGTGCCACCACCTAAAGATCCAGTGCCTGTAAAAAATGAATTAGCAAAAGTCACAGTTTTAGCTGAACCAGTTGTTGCACATTGACTGGCAATAGCACTATTTACAGTTTCTGTTCTTCTTTTTACACTTGCTTCAAAACCTAGTTCAGTAATATTAATATTTTGTGCTGGGTCATTTGATTCTAATTCACATTTAAATTTAAATCCTCTTGCAACATATTCTCCATTTGCAAAAGTATTAAATTGAGTAAAGTTTGCCCCATAACTACAAGAAGTTCCACTTGATATTGTTGCACTTGAACTTGCTGTTACTGTGAAAGAGTTTGCATCTGGCACAGTTTGAATTTGATAATTTCCATCTGTAGCACTGCCAGCAGTAAAATCTATATCAACAAATTCTGCAACAGAATATCCATGACTGTTTTTGCTTATTGTGATTACAGTGCCACTTTGCCCATAAGTTGCTGAAGTTGAAGTTGCTGGGTCTAAATCTGTTGTTGCCACTAAAAGTTTTGCATTTACATCCTCTGCTTTACCACCATCAAAATCTGTCCAAGTGTCAATATTTGCAGTTCTTGAATCAATTAAATCGTTCAGCAATAAACCAGAAGTAACAAACCTCCTTTTTAACGTTAAATTAAATTTTGCTCCGAGATCAATCTTATTTTGAAACTCATATGACCCTGATGAATGTATTGGCCCTAAAAAATCAAAGCTTGAAATATCATCGATGTTTTGCGTGACATCATCAATTGAAAAAGTGCCATCTAATAATAAGCCATCAAAAGTTTCATCATAAAAAGTATTTACTTTATTACCTTGAAATGGTGGTGAGTCAGTATCTTCTCTTTCTGTTAGTATTATCTGATTTGGTTGTGGATCTGGTTGAGTAACAATTATTTTTGCAGCATTTTCTGACCTTCGTCCACCATCATCAATAAATGAAATCAGATATGTTCCAGTTAATGCAGGAACAAGTGTTTCTGTAATATTTCCAGCAAGTTTAGGAATTATTTCTGTTGCGTTACTAAATGTTGCAGTAGTTCCAACGTTTGGTGAATGCCTTACTGAAATTGTACCTCCATGCAAAACATCAACAGAGGTAGAAGGATTAAATCTTAAACGAACAAATTGATCTGAGACAGGTTCAATTGTTAAACCAGATGGATCATCAGGTAAAGCAGTTTTTCCAACAGCAGAAAAAGTTAATGTTGAAGTATCTGAACTTAAAACATTTAAAGTATTATATGATTTAATTGCAAATTTATATGTTCCTAGTCTTGACTCAAATAATTCAAAACTTGGTCTAGCAACTCTAATTCTTTCTGGGTTATTGTTGCCAAATTGAAACTCAAGCAAATATTCTTTAACACCTTTAACAGGCTCCCAAGCTAAAAATATTTTTGAAACAGCCCTATTATTCAAAACAACAATTTGTTCTGTAGCTGTTAAATTACTTGGTGCTTTTACCTGATCTATTAATGTTGTTATGTCTCTTGGATTGAAAGCTACTGTTGCATCTTCTACCTGTGCATATTTATTTGTGTCATGTATAACAGCAGTGATTGTATATTCAGAATCATTTTTTTCTTCTATCGAAACAACTTTAAAAATTTGAAACTCAGTTGTCGTATTTTCTATTGCCCATACACTATTAGTTTGAGGAATTGATGAAAATGCTGAAGAAACTGTAATTGTTGTACCAGATACTGAACTTATGGATCTGCTTTCAGTAGAGCCATCTGATAAAACAACAGATAATGTTGCTGAATTAGAGGATGTTAAATCAGTACTATTTGCATCATCTACAACTATTTGTGTGGTTGAAACACCTGTTTTTATCCTTCCACCTCTTCTAACCCCTGCTCTCATAGAATCTGCAATAGCAATAATTGTTGCTGGCCTTACAATTACTCCAGCCTCCAATGTGGTTGTAAAAGTAACAACTTCTGATTCAAGTAAATTAGTATATAAAAACCATCTTGCAAGACGATTTGCTTGACCTATTGAAGTACAAGCAAAAGCTTTTAAAGTTTTTCTTGTTCTACCAAATTTATTAATGGCATCTAAACCAGTTGATCCGGAACCTAAAGCAGTAATTTGATCTGCGGTAACAACTTCAAATTCCATTGTCTGTGTTTGATTGTCGAAATATTGAACTTCTACTTCTGTGTATTTAAGTCTTGCTGCTTGGTTTTGATATGTAAATCCCTCCTCTGTTACATTTGAGTTGTTAAAAATATATTGAGCATCAGAGGTGTTTGTAGAGGTGTTTGTTGGCCTGTCTTGTGATATTTGTAAAGTACCGTTGCTATAAAAAGGCATTGCATTCATAACAGCACAAAGATCATTTATTAATGTATAGGCATCATTTCTCTGATTCAAAATTACATTACAGCTAAATCTTGGCTCTGTTGTATTTGTTATCGGGTCAGTTATTAAAGCACTTGCATAAGCACTGGCAGAATAAAAGCTGAATACATCTAAATTTTCTTCTTGAACAATACCATCATCACCACCAAAACCTTTATCAGTTGTCAATAAGTCATATAGAATCCATGATGGGTCAGAACACCATTCTTTGTCAGTTTTAAATGTTCCATTAAAAGTATAACCATCTGGATAAATTATTCTTCCATTATCATTATCAACTGTTATTCCATGCGGCACCTTGATCTTGGTACCTTTAATGCGGAACATACGTCTTGGATAGCTTTGAAATTCCTGTGCATTGAACCTTAATCCAACATAAGCAAAACCTCGATATGCACTTGTATCTGTATTAATTTCTGTGTAAGAAAGCCAATTAGTAGAATTTTGTAATCTTGTATCTGTGCCATCATCTGTATTTCTAAATACACTTAATGTCAAAGGAAAATTCATTGTCCTTTCAAAAATAAGCTCATAATCTTTTACATAAGGACTTGTAGCCTTTCCATTTGTTATATCTAAAATGACAGGATTGTTAACAGTTCCATTATTTTCAACTATTCTTATTGATATTTTTACCTCTGCCCCAATAATATCTCCATCATCTTTAAATTCTTGAAGTGATGGTATTTGTATCGAAACTCTAATTTTATCAACATCGGTGTTTGTTATTGATCTTGATAAACCCTGACTTGTTTTAACAATACAATTACCTGCAAAAGGTTGATTTTGAAAAGTTGTATTTATTACAAACTTTCCACTGTCTGGAATAGAAATTATATTCTGGGTTTGTGGGTTAGCAGTTTGATCTGTAGCCACGGCAGAATCATTAATCCAATGAACAACCTCACCAACAGAATATCCATGATTTGATACTTCTACTAACATTTGATTTGCTTCCAAAGTTACACCACTTACAGTTTGTCCGTCATTATCAGTTAAAGTGTAAGTCCCTGTTTTTGTTGTCGCAAAAGGTGAATTTGTAAGAGCAACATTAACGGGAATAGTATTCTCTATTGCATTAATCTCTTTAATAGGTGTCTGATTATCTGTACCATTTTTAAAAAACACATCAACATTTGTAAAATTTAAAGTACCATTTGCATTCATAATTGGTGTTCCATCTAAGAAGATATCTCGTCTAAAATCAAGAGAATCGGTATTACTTGGGTTTGTATTTGATGGCTTTCTAAGCCCTTCAATCGGGCCGTAACCGAGCAAATCAACTACCGTTGCAAATTGTTTACTGCGTAAACCACCGTCAATTAAATCAGGATCAACAACCCTTCCATCAGGATCTGCTCCAAACAGTTGATCATCAACTAATCTAACCATAATTATTAAGGTTTATTTCTCATTGTAACTACTAAAACATTACCAGAATTTGAATATGTTTGATTATTCCATATACCTGTGCTTACTCTAAATTCATTGTCAGTAACATCTTGAACACCAAAAGTGGCTCCGTCAACATTTGAGTCAGCTAAAGGGCCAGTTATAAAATCAATATCTATATTTTCACCATTAGTAAATGTATGATTAGTAGCCTTGATAGTGATTAAATTTCCTGATTGTGTGTAAGTCATATCGTCTGATGGGCCTATTGGTTCTTCAATTGTTATTGTTGGAGGTGATGTAAAACCTGTACCACCTTCAACTTGGACGTTAGTAATTACACCGTTTTCAATTGTTGGAGTAATAGAAACAGTTGATGAGTCACCGCCACCTCCTGTGACTGATATAGAAGGAATCTGTGAATAACCAGTACCACCATCTGAAACTGTGAGATTTCCAGTTAAAGAACCTCCTCCTGTTACATTATCACTTGTTGCTGTTGCTGTTGCTGTTTCTATATCAGTTGTTCCATCTCCTTGGCCTATTCCTTTCGTTATTTGTGCAGTGTCTATACCAGAACTAATAACAATTGATCCGCTAAAAACATGACCGTAAATTATAGGCACTGGAACACCACTTGAGCTTACATTTTGGATTCCACTAAATGAATAAGATCCTCTAATTGCTGGATCAATCTCACTTACAGATGAAATATTTTGTGGAGAATTTTGACCTGAAATTAAATCAGTAACACCACCTATAATCATTGAAGTTCCTATAGCTTTTAATCCTCCACCTAAAACAGTCCCAAGAAGAAAACCGCTAACACCTGTTGTAAACGCTCCAGAAAGAGCAGCACCAGCAGCTACTGCACCGCCACCAATTAAAATTGGAAGAACAAAAGCTGATCCTGTTGCAACTGGTATTATTTGTATGTCACCTTCACCTGACATTGATAAATAATCTTCAGTTATAACACTGCTACCCATCTTAACTTTATATAATTGATCATTCATATGTTTTTGCAAGCCTTCAAAGTTAGCCATTAAAAAGCTCATGGCCTGTTGTGGAGATTTCACAGCAGCTTCAAAATAAGATTTTCCCAAAAATTGTCTTAATTTTCCATAAACTTTGATTTTTTTAAGATGCATATCTGTAAACTCCTCTAAGTGCCTTTTGATAGTTAAGGTCAAAAGGTTCTCTACAACTCAAAGCTTTTATATTATGATTTAAAATCATGTTATCTCCAATGTAAACAGCAACATGATCTAGATTTCCTGTAACTGTTTGAAAAAGTAATACATCACCCACTTGTATATCATCTTTGGTTTTTTGTTTTATAAAATTTAACTTAGGCAATGCATATTCAAACTCAGGATTTTTTACAAAATCTTTAATCTTTTTTGGTCTAGGCCAATACTTGATACTAATATTTTTATTTTCTTTAAACCAATCTGTGACTATCGACCAACAATCATATTTACCCCAAATAAATTTCCTAGCGATTAATGAGGGTGCTTTCCAGCCACAAGGTTCTATAGATTCCCAATGTTCATTTTCAATACTGTAAATATAATACGGGTATCCAAGATGTTCACAAGCTGCTTTATCATTATCAGAGGGTAAAGCTGGCCCCAAAGGATGACTATGAACAACGCCTAAAATCTCTCCTGTATCTTCACATTCTGCCCAGTCATCAGGATCAAGAATAAAAAATTCAAATTTACCTTCTGCTAAATTTTTACAGGGCCAAAAAGTTTCTTTACCTTCTATGATTGCCAACAAACCGCAAGCTTCCTCGGGTGCTTTTTTTTTTGCATATTTTTCAAAGGATTTTTTCCAAGACATTTTAAGCATTTACAAAGGTACCAACACCAGCAAAATCAGCACGTGTAACGAGTTTTTTTGGTGCACCCACACCAAATAAATCAAAAGAACCTACCATTTCAAAACTAACAATATTTCTATTTTCTACCGCTTTTCTTTCAATAAAATATACCTCTCTAGGAAGTTCTGCTGTTGGGTCTACTGATCCAACTTTATATGGATTAACATTTGATGGAAAGTTTGCCTCGTCAAGAAATCTTGCAAGTGTACGCCTTCTCGTAACTTTTGCCCCTGCAAGATCAGAAAAAGCTGTTGTTTGATTTGTAAGTTGCAGTATAGCGGTTATAGTTCCTAATAAATTAGAAAAAGTAAGAGTCGGTCTTGGCAATTTACCTTTACCTGTATATTTAAAGCCATCTGCCTTTACGGGTATTCTTGTATATGTGTTTGATTGCCATACAATATCAAGGCTGTCTTTCATGTTATTGCCAGCATGAAAAAGATATACAGTTGGTGTTGTTGGAGTTTCGTTTGAATTAAATGAAACATTGCCACTTGTTGATTCAGAACCAGTAGCTGTTACTGTAAATTGATTCGTAGATTCGGTTTGAATTGTATAAACACCATCACTAGCATTTCCAGAGGTAAAATCAAGAACAACTATTGTACCAACAGGCATACCATGGCCAGTTGCACTTATGGTGATTGTAGTACCACTCTGCGAATACGTACCAGTTTGTGCAGTTGCTTTAAAATGTACATTAGGTTTTAATTCAACAGAATATAACTCAATAATTGATTTATTGGTAAGTTCTTGTAGTTCAGCGGTTGGTGTAGACATCAGGGTTCAAAAACCTCCCTAAAAGTTGTGCTTATAATTGCTCTGTTGTTGTAAGGTATTGTTTTTGTCCATGTATCACAAACATACTGACCAGCACCAGAAAGAGTAATTGAAACATTACCGCTGTTTGTCGCAGAACTAGCAGCCGTTACAGTAAAAGTATTTGCATCAGCTGATGAGGCTACAGCAAAAGTACCATCAGTTGCAGAGCCAGTTGTATAATCAACTGTCAAAACATCACCAATCGCAACTCCATGCGAGGTAATAGTGATAGTCACAGTAGTCCCACTTTGTGAATATGTCCCTGTTTTTGTAAAGCCCTCTGCAGGTGGAGTAAATGTAAAACTTGCTTGATCGTTTACTCTACTTCTTAAAAATGCTTCTATGACATCTGCATCGGTCTCAGACACGTTAAAAGTGAGATCATATACTTTTGGATCTTGAGATAAAGGCAAGCCGTACAAGCTTCTAAACTCATACCCATCACCAAG